CTTGAAATGCAGTCTAACCCAATTGTTGCTAAAACACGTAAGTTAAAGGCTGTATGGACACCTGAATTCGCTCAAGACCTTAATGCATATCACTCAATTGATGCTGAGGCTGAATTGACTTCAATGTTGTCTGAGTATGTATCAATGGAAATCGACCTTGAGATCCTTGATATGTTAATTTCAGCGGCTCCAACAACTGAATATTGGTCAGCTCGAAACAACACAATTTGGGATGGTACCGCATTTACAACTTTAGCAGCTGGTACAGCTACCCCAGGTTTAGGTGATGGATTCTATAACACTCAAGGTGGATGGTTCCAAACTTTAGGTACTAAACTTCAAAAAGTATCTAATAAAATTCACCAAAAAACATTACGTGGTGGTGCTAACTTCCTTGTAACATCTCCTGCAGTTGCAACTATCCTTGAGTCTATCCCAGGATTTGCTGCCGACACAGATGGTACTAAAATGGAATTTGCTGCCGGTGTACAAAAAATTGGTGCAATCAACAACCGTTATACCGTTTACAAAAACCCATACATGAAAGAAAATGTAATATTGATGGGCTTTAGAGGTTCTCAGTTCCTTGAAACGGGTGCGGTATTTGCTCCATATATTCCGTTAATCATGACTCCACTTGTATACGATCCAGTTAACTTCACTCCACGTAAAGGTGTGATGACTCGTTACGCAAAACAAGTAGTTCGTCCTGAATTCTACGGAAAAGTATACGTTCACGGTCTTAACACTCTTTAATAGTTAACTTCGATTAGAAATTATCAATTAACGAATTAACTAATTAAAAAGAGAAAGGGTGGCTTCGGTCACCCTTTTTTACTGGATGTATATTTATATTAAAAAAGAATATGGCAGTAGAAAGACATAAATACGAGATGTTTGCTGAAATTCGATACGATGGCCGTCTCATTGATGTATTAGATAGGATCCGAGCAATTCGTTTGGTTTTAATGGTACATATAGAACGAGATATGGGTCCAAATAAAGAATTAATCAAAATAAAAGTTATGACTCCATATCCGCCCAAACAAACGTTTTTTGCAGTAAGAAAAATGTGTTTAGGTAAAATTGAAACGTTAAAAGATATGACGCTTCAACAATCAACGCTTACAAAATTATTTTAATTTAAAGGTTAGTTATGGCTACTCAAAACAGGGAAAAAACTCCACCTAAAACTGATGTAAAATTTTCAATAACATTATCAGAAGAACAAAAACAAGCTAAAGCAAAAATTATAGAAACGCCGTTTAATTTCATATTAGGCAAAGCTGGATCTGGTAAAACATTGCTAGCAGTTCAAGTTGCATTAGATATGTTTTTTAAACGACAAATTAATAAAATTATCATAACTCGTCCTACGGTGTCAAATGAAGATAATGGATTTCTTCCTGGTTCATTAGCAGAAAAAATGGATCCATGGTTAGTTCCATTACGTAGTAATATGCGTAAGGTTTATAATAAACCAGAACTATTAGATAAAATGGAAAAGGAAGAAAATATTGAATTAGTTTCTTTAGCACACTTCCGCGGACGTACCTTTGATCATGCAGTTTGTATTGTAGATGAATTTCAAAATTTAACTAAACAACAACTTCAAATGGTTGTATCTCGTTTAGGTAAAGAAAGTATTATGATACTAACTGGAGACAGGTATCAAATAGATTTAAAATTCGCAAATGATTCGGCAGTACATGAAGTACCTAAATTAACAAAATCAAAATTTGTTAATGAAATTATTTTATTAGATAATCATCGACATGAATCATTAAATGAAATTTTAAAACTTCTAAATGAAACATACTGATATTTATATGAAAAAGGAGCTCATCGATGGATTACAGTGTTCAAAAACCAATTTGGCCCGGAAGTTCTTCGTTTACAGCGGGGTCGACTCCTTTTGGATTTTTTGACTCTGACGCAACATTTCAATCACACGCAGATAAGTTTGCTAGATTTGCAGCACAATCAATGGGATATCCAATTATGGATGTGGAATTGCAAGCTATCAATTTTTATACGGCACTTGAAGCATCGGTGGTAGAATATTCAAATCAAGTCAATCAAGTAAATATTGCAAATAATTTATATAATACATTAGGAGTAAATACCGGTTCAAGTTTTTTATCTGGAACTAGTTTTACGGATGCATTGATTGGAAATTCATTTGGATATATAACTAAACTTTCAAAAGTATATGGAACTGAAGCTGATTCGGGTGGTAATTTAAAATGGCATACGATTCGTTTTGATATTGAACCAGGACAACAAACATATAGTATACGTACTGCAGTATCAAAATCATTAGGTATTATATTAACTACTAGTTCAGTTGAAGTTAAACGCGTATTGCATAATGCACCTCCAGCAATTGTAAGATATTTTGACCCATTTGTTGGTACAGGATTAGGTTCTCAACAATTACTTGATTCATTTGATTTTGGTGGATTTTCTCCGTCCGTATCATTTATGATGATGCCAGTGCATGCAGATTTAATGCGAATACAAGCAATTGAATTTAATGATCAAATACGTAAGTCTCAATATTCGTTTGAAATACATGGCGACGATATTAAATTTTGGCCAGTGCCAGTACGCCCAACGGGTTCTACATCAGCAACTCCATTCTTTGATAAAGTATATGTAGATGTAATTTTTGATGATGCTAAAAATAATGAAGCAGTTTTATTCGGCAATACAGCACTTATGCGAGGGGTTGTTACGGACGCATCAAATATACCATATACGTATCAAACATACAGTAGAATTAATGATATGGGGCGGTCTTGGATATTTAGATATGCATTGGCATTGTCTAAAGAAATGCTAGGTATGGTTCGTGGTAAATATAGCAACGTACCAATTCCGAACGGAGAAGTTACACTTAACGGAGCTGATTTAATGTCACAAGGACAATCAGAAAAAGAGGCACTGATAACACAGCTTCGAGAATTTTTAGAAAAAATGACTCGCGAACAAATGATTACGAGACAAAATACAGAAGCAACACAAATGATGGAAATTTATGCTAAAGTTCCATTGAAAATTTATGTTGCATAAGGAGAAATATGGCACTATTTGGTTCAATGCGAGATGCAAAATTTTTAGCATCAGTTAATGCTGAATTAATTAATGCTATCGTTGATACTGAAATTGAATTTTATAAATTAATTATAGACACAACAGAATCAGACATATATGGCGAATCTGATTCGAAATCATATTACGATTCGCTTTTATTGCCATGTATTATAACTAAAGATGATAAATCTGCAACCATGGATGATTATGGTCATTCATATACTCGTACATTGACCTTTGGCGTTTCTAGAGATTTATTAGAAAAGGCTGATTTTTATCCGGAAGTTGGCGATATTGTATTTTGGGATAATGAATATTACGAACTAGATAATATTGATGCAAATCAATACTTTGCAGGAAAAAATCCAGAAACGTGGCCTAATGGCGACAGCCATGGTTACAGTGTTTCGATTATATGTAATGCTCATGCAACTAGACAAACGCCACAAAATATTATTGATTTAAGAAGAGGTGGAACTAATAATTCATTTCCATATAAAGGACATTAATGCCTAGATTAAACAGACAAAATATAGATCGCAAAACAAATAAGCCTAATCCTGCAAAAACAGAAGGTTTAACTGACGATCTACTGTTAAATAGAGCTTTACAAACAAGACGCGATGACGACGTTATACGCACTCGACAACGAACTATATATGATATTGATTTTGCAATTAAATGGTTTATCGATAATGAAATACAGCCACAAATTGTTGCAAACGGAGAAACGATAAATGTTCCAGTAATTTTTGCTAATGGTGAAAAATGGGATAATGTACGTCGTTTAGGATATCTTCGAGATGAAAAAGGAATGTTGCAATCTCCATTAATAATGATTAAGCGCAATAGCGTTCAAGAAAGAGATGCACATCGTACATTGGATGTTAACCGTCCTAATACTGGCAATTATATTGTATATAAAAGTAAATACAATGAACGAAATCGATATGAAGATGAATTATTTCCAATTCCTAAAAACGAACCACAATTATCTGAAAAATTTTATATTATAGATATTCCTAAATATGTTACAATAGAATATGAATTGTTACTTTGGTGTGATTTTACCAAGCAAATGAATGCATTGGTAGATCAAGTTTTACCATATGGCCGATTTGCA